TAGTTGCGTTCTTCATCATTTCAATCGCATTTTTTTCTAACTCTATTTTTGTCATATCAATTTTTTCTTTATCAGCATTTGGATCAGCTTCTAAAGAAGAAAGATTCTCCGCGATTTTCATTCCTTGTTGAATAAGAGCAACTTGAGTATCTGTAAGTGCCTTTAAATCTGCATCATAATATTGAAAATCTAATTGATCTTGTTTTGTCTTAGCTTCCATATCAGTCATATACTTCTGTAACTGATCTTGTCTTGCTTGACGTTGTTCTAACTTTACATCCATCTCATCCATTATTTCATGAATAGCTGCAAAATTATTACTGTCAATTAATTTAGCAATAGATTTAGCATCACCACCATTCTGTACTAGTGGATGTATTTGTTCTTTCATTAAATTAAGTTTCTCTAATTCTTCTCCTCCGTTACGTACAAATACTCCAAAATCTGTATTTACGTAAGTAGAAGGATTAAGTAAATCTAAAATTGCTTTAGCGCCATCTGGACGCATATACTGTGCATAAATACCATCACTAAAAGCAAATTTAGATAGTTCAATTAATCCGGTATATGCTCTCTGTTCCAGTTCTTCAAATTGTAAGAACAGTTCTTCACTAACTACATAACCTGTTTGTAGAGCAAATTGACTTGTGGCTTTTCCGTCACTAGCCATAAAGTTTCCCTTACGTTGACGATTAATACCACATAACTCATCGTACTCTGCTTTAATTGCTGCAACTAGCTCAAAAGAACGAGTAATATGCTCACTCATACTAAGGTCGAGTTCCTTTAAAGCTTGAACCATTGCAGAAGCGTTTGATCTTGTATCATCAAAAAACAAGAAACTAAATGCTCTTACATAATACATTAACTTATCTTCATCCCATCCTTCTTTTTTAGGAATTAAACCAAGAGGAAAAAGAATAATCTTATCAAGAGACTTTAACAAACTTTCTTCTGCACGATATTTTACAATATTAACAGATTTTTGAAACGCATCTCCTTTAGTTACTATTGATCTAGGACGTGTATGACGTGAAAAGAAATTACGTCCATTGTATAATAACTTAGCTTTACCAGGATTATTATATTCTCCGCGTTGAATTGGAATAGGACGTCCTCCTATATAATAATTATCTCCAATACAATATACTTCACAAATTTCATCTACCCAACGCCACTCGATTTCAAACTCTCCTCTATCTTTAAATGTTTCATCTACGTAAATATAATCAACATTACCAAAAATATCAGTAGTTGTAATTTTACCTACTTTAATAGAACTACGCCATAAGATATGATCTACTTCTATACCATCACTATATTGTTCTTCCGGAAGAGTACCAAATACATTTCTGTATAATTGAGACTGTTGTGCAAAGACATCACTAGAAGCATAATAATAACTATCACTTCTTCCAACGTTTTGTCCTCCAGATTGACGTTCTAGAAAATCTTGTAGTTCTTGTTTATTAAAACCTTCTACTCCTTGAAAGCGATCATAAATTTCGCTTACACTTAATTTATGAGTACATTTAACTGATTCACCGTCTTCAATAAAGTCATGATGAGGACTGCATAAATAATTAATATTAACTGGACTTACAATTTCAAAATGTGTCCTATTATTAATAACGTCATTATAATAATAGGTCATTGCATTTACAATAAAATCATAAAATCCTTTTCTAAAATGTCTAAACAAATCATTATAGTCCATTATAAACTCTAACGCTGCTTGACCTTGTTTAGTTACTTCATCAGGAAGGTTCTTTACTTTTCTAGCAATTTCATCAAATTTATATACAATTTCTTCTTCTTCCAATGGAACACCCATTGCAACAGAATTATTTACAAACATCTGTTGAAGATGTTCAGTCATTAGTTGTTTATAATATCTTGCTTGATCGCTAGTGTAATTATGATTTCTAGCATAAACAATAGGTGTAAATCTACGTTTAGATTTTTCACCCATTAATGTGTTGACATTAGGACTTATAATATCATAATTACGCATTTTAGCTGGATAGCCTTGTAATTCCCAGCGTTTAGAGTTAATAGGATTAGTTACATATAAATAATCCTTTTCGTCTAATTCTCCATTAGCTAATCTGTAATTCTTTAATGCTTCTGCTTCATCTATTGCAGGTTGACAAGCATCACGATAATACTTACCATTTTCTTCATACCAATCAGCTGTTTTTTCTGATTTAGGTACACGTTGTTTTGGTCTACTATGAACTCTAATCATAATTATCTAAAATGCCGTCTATTAAAGAAGTTAGAAGGTTCTTGTGAATTATGAGAACTAGGACTTATATCTTTATAAGCCAGTTCTTTCTGATAATAGGCCAAAATACGGAGTGCAGAAATTCGGTCAAAGTTACCACCCTCTACACGATATTGATGTATTTCTTGTAAAGTAGATGGACATCTTATGGTATGAATGTTTAAAATTGAATTACCGTTTTCATCAGCACCTCTTGGAGTAATTAACCAGTCATTGAGATATTTATTACCTTTATGCATACGTAGGTTTTCTTTACCACTACCAATATGCATACCAAACTGACGTCTCACTTTGCTTCTTGGAATGTCAGCATCGAAAGCTAACTCAAATTCATCAGATAGCCAATCCAATAGTTTAAACCTCTTTGCGTATCCAATAACATCACCACGATCATTTTCAAATCCTATTTTAGCATTATAATATCTAGCTAAGTCAAATAATACTTTATTGTAATCATCTGTTGTTTTTGGTCTACCAAAATAAGTAGCAACAATTCTATCTCCAGGTGGTATTAATTTATTAGGTTGCATATAAACATAAGCAGCACCAATAGACTCACTATCTGTACTACTATCAAAAGCGTATGGATCATGTGCAATAATATAAAGATCATCAGGAACTCTACCATTTACTTTAAAAGGAGCAGTATATTGAACAACACAACCATCAAGATTTTCTTTAATATTATGAGGATACTTATCTATAGGTTTTACTTTATCACTATAACTAAACTCGTATTTCCCATTAACATTTGTAATAATTCCTGGTACTCCTAGTTTATGTAAACCAAGATTAATTACACGATGGTACCATTCTAATGCTTCGTTTGCAGGTAAAACAGTATGAGTATTTTTTAGAATAGCTTCTTGTGGTACGTATGGATGTTCTGATTTAATTTGAATTAATGCATTACCGTCAGGTGATTTAGAAGCAGATTCTCTTTCTTTATCAAAGTGTTGTTTAGCTTCTTTTTCTAAACTGTTACCGTTAAGATCTTTAAACTCTACATTTCTATAAGCAGGAGTAAAATAAGCACAGGTAGTTCCTTTTAAACCTTCATCATAATCATTATTATAAGCTCTAACATTATACGCTTCAGGAGCATAAAACATTTTCTCCATAGCACCAAATTTAGCAGAATTAGAACCACCAGTACCAAATGCCCAGATAAGACCATAAGTAACACCACCCTGTTCCATAGAAGAGCGCATTACATTAAATACTGTATCTGCTTGAGGAGCAGCACCATATTCTTCAAAAAGAACTAATCTACCTCGTTTACCACGAACCTTATCAATATCATCTTTATAACTTACTCCCATTACTTCACTCATATACCCTCTTTCCTCACTATCTACATTAGTGGAGGCTCTAAAGTGCATATCATTAATATCTTTTTTATAGTCAGAAGGCTTACCAAACGCAGTTAAATATCTACGCTCATCTGGGTGCTGACTATTAATAAAGCTTCTATAAGACAGAAACTTAGTAAATAAACCATCACCTAGTAAAAATTCAGTAGTATAAGCTACCATATAAGATTTACTACTAGGATATAAAAAGAAATTTTTTGCAGCTTTACTTGCTCCTTTAAATGAAGCACCAACACCGCGAGGTTTCAACCATATAAAATGTTGACCATTAATTTCTGCTAACTCTATTTCATTCCAAACATTATAATCTTCATCCCAAAAATCAGGAAATCCTGCGAGACGTTCACCACGAACTCTATTACTTTTAACTTTATCTTTAAAGATAGTTCCATAAGTAGCTTCTAAATCTACTTTCTGGACTTTCATAATAGGACTATAATTTAAATACCAGTAATGATCTCCAGTAATTCGCATACCAGAAACCTCATAACCATTTAGTACTCTTTCTCTTTCTCTATCCCAGTATTCATGATATTCATAACTATCATAAACACCATCAGAGTATCTTTTATACTTTTCGTAATAAAGAGCAGCTTCTCTAAAATATTGTGTATTTACACTAATCATTAATTAGGCATTTCAAATTTATTGAGACCTCTTCCTTTACGTCCTTTAGCTAAAGCTTCTTGTTCTCTTTCTAAAGTAGCCTCAGCTTTCTTTAAATTATCAATAGTTTTAGGTATTCTATCTAAAACATCAAGAAATTCATTAATATCTCTTGCTTGACCTAAAACAGCACTACGCATTTGTGTATTAGCTTGTTTTATATATTCATTAAGTCCTGCAATACTTTCTTTAATAAGTTTAACTGTCTCAACAGCAGGAGTCCACTGTGTTTGATAATAAGCTTCTACACAATCTAATACAACTTGATCTGGTTGCCAATCTTCTGGTAAACCAATAAGCTTTTTATACTTATCTTCATCTTCTTTTGTTGTAATAAACTTTGCTTTATAATAAACATAAGCAAGTTCTCTTAAATTAAAAACTTTTTCTCTACCATCAGAATCTCCTTCAATCTTTCTTAATCTCCTCATCAATTCTCTATAAGGATTAAGCGCAAGAAGTTCC